GAGGAACGTGTCGATGCTGGCAGCAAGACCGAAACAGTAGGAAACACAACGTTCTTCGGGCAGATAGCCCATTTGATTGACACGCTGCATCTGAGTTATACAGAAGTGTTTGAGATTATCCCTTATCGGAATCTGCTGATGATGCAACGGGATAAATTACGCGCAGTATATGGTGGTCAGAAGGTGAATAGAATCAGTGGTAAGGAATTGGCTAATCGTAGGAAAAAGAAATAGATATGTCAAAATTATATTTTAAGATAGGTAGTGACTGGGAAGAAGTTGTAAGACTTCGTAATGAAATTGCAAAATTAAAGCAGGAGTTAATGAGCATGGATGGCACGCAGTCTCCTGCTGCTTTCAAGGCTTTGAATGCCCAACTTGCTGCATCCAACCAAAGATTGGATGAGTTGGTGACTAATGCAGCCAAAGCTGGAGCGGAGATGGAAACGGGATTCAAAAGGAAAATCTTCGATGCTTCCCAGGCCGTGAATGGATTCACAGAGAAGATTCTTGCTCAAAAAGCGGTAGTTAAGGATATTGAAGCGGATGTAAAACGCCTTGGAGATGCTTATCGTATAGCATTGAAAAGGAATTCGTTATCAGCAAATGGCAAGTTAGAAGAATACAATGCTGCCCGCAAAGCTCTTGATGAAGAAAAGGCGGCTTTATTTGGATTAACCCAACAACAAGCCGAAGCGCGTCTTTCCGTAAAGAAACTCCGAGATGAATATACACTTTATAAGAATGATGGGAGACAAGTAGTAGAAACTAACGAAGGTATCGCTATATCTTGGAAAAAAGCATTGGCGGTTATTGGTGGTGCTGGAGTATTAAAGGCATTAGGTTCTGAAATGATTCGTGTTCGTGGAGAATTTCAATCCATGCAGACCGCTATTGAGACTATGGTTGGAAAGGATATGGCAGGGCAACTGATTCCGCAAATCAAGGAGCTGGCTAAGATTTCTCCACTTACTATGTCAGATATGGTTGGAGCAGAAAAGATGATGCTTGGATTTAACATACAAGCAGAAGACACTATCAAATACTTGAAAGCCATTAGTGATATTTCTATGGGGGAATCCAGTAAGTTCAATTCGCTGACTTTGGCATTTTCACAGATGTCAGCAGCGGGTAAACTTATGGGGCAGGATTTGAATCAAATGATAAACGCTGGATTCAACCCGTTACAGATTATCTCCGAAAAGACCGGAAAATCTATCGCAACTTTGAAAGATGAAATGTCCAAAGGTGCTGTTTCCGCTGAAATGGTTCAACAGGCATTCATTGATGCAACTTCCGCAGGTGGTAAGTTCTATAATATGTCTGAGAATGCTTCAAAGACTATCAATGGTCAATTGTCTATGATGCAGGATGCTTTGGATTCCGTGTTTAACGAATTGGGAACTAAGTCGGAAAGTGTTATTATGGACGGTATTCAAATGACAACTTCGTTGATTCAGAATTATGAAACAGTAGGGAAGGTCTTGGCTGGATTAGTGGTTACTTATGGTACATACCGGACCGCAGTGATGCTTGTTACTGCTGCCGAAAATGGCCATTCTGCCGCAACAATGGTTATGCGTGGGAGAATATTGTTGGCGCAGAAGGCTCAGGCTTTGTTGAATGCTACTATGTTGAAGAATCCGTATGTCTTATTAGCTACGGTAGCGATTGGTGCTGCATCTGCTATATGGGCACTGAGCAAGCGGACAACCGAAGCGCAGGAGGTTCAAGAAAGATATAATGCTTCAAAAGAGAATACTATACGAAAAGAAGAAGCTCACAGGCAGGAAATTCAACGCCTCATTTCTGTTGCTAGTGATGAAGTGGAAGCTACAGCAAATCGTAATAGCGCAATTGAAGCATTGAAAAAGGCATATCCAGGTATTATTGAAAAATATATTGATGAAGAGGGGCATTTGACAAACCTCATTCAATTGCAGAAAGAACTTAACGAGGAACAATCCAAGAAAAAGGCTGAAAGCAATCAAGCAAGGCTTGATGCTATCAATGCGAAAGTGAGGAATCAAGAAGAGTATGTTTTAAGAATATCGGGTAGCGAAGAGGCAATCAAAGAGGCTAATGATGTTCTTAAAGAATTACAAAGACAACAAAAAGAAGCTCAAGCTGCCGTAAATTCTGATTATATAAATGCCCGTATTGAAGAAGCTAAAAAACTTTCTGATATCGAACTAAAAAAGTCAATATCGCAATGGAAATCATCTCTTTCTAAAGTTACAGGAGATATAATAGGAGATTTCTCACGTGATGAAGTTTCTTCATTTATAAAATCTCTTGAATCAATACTATATGCAAGAGAAAAACAGACTAAAAATAAAAAATATTGGGAAAAACAAAAGAAAGAAGCCGAAACCGCTTTAAACTCCATTGCATCTTCTCAAAAGAAATTGTTGGATACAGGAAAATTCAAAGGCATAGATGACGCTGTTGTAAATAATTACAAGGATAATGTCAGAAAGCTAAAAGAAGCCGAAAAAGAACTGAAAGTTTACGATTCGTCTTCCAAACAAGAAAACCAATCCCCAAAAGAAGTAACCAAGCAACTCAAACAGCAAGAACAACTTGCCGAACAACTTCTTTCTATTCGTCGGAAAAACCAGCAGGATGAAATCAACCTCATGGAGGACGGCACGGAAAGGAAGTTGAAGCAGATTGACTTGGACTATCAGAGGGAGCTTGATGCCATCCGTAAGCAAGAACAGGAATGGAGCAAGGCTAATGGTGGCAAGCTGACAAAGGAGCAGTCTGTACAAATATCCCTTTCGTATTCGCAGGCAGAAAACAAGCGTGACAAGTCAATCTCCGATTTGAATAAAGAAAAGTTTGAATCCGACAAAAAGGCTTGGCAGGAATACTTCATCGAGTTTGGCAACTATCAAGAGAAACGAAAAAACCTTGTGCAGAAGTATGATGATGAGATAGCCAAGCTGCACACAGATAGTCCTGAATACGCTATCAAGGTAGCCGAAAAGAATCAGGCTGTAGAACAACTGGATGAACAGTTTGGTCACTCCGCAAAGGCAATGGCAGACCTCTTTGAAGACGCTGGCAATAAATCGGTATCTGCCATTCAGACTATTATTGACAAGTATGAAACACTTGTCAAGTACATGTCTGGTACAAAGGAAAGTGACGGAACGAATGTCACACTTGACGAATTGAAAGCACTCGGATTCACTGATAAGGATATTGAAAAGATAGAAAAGGGTGAAATCTCCATAAAGGATGTAACGGATGCAATCAGGGGGCTAAAGGATGAGCTGAAAGGCAAATCACCGTGGCAGGCTTTCGTCTCTGACCTGGAGAAAGGGATAGAAGCCATAAAAAAGGGTGGCAACGATTCCAAGAAAGTCGGTCAAGGCATCACCGATATAGGAAATGCCGTAACGTCTTTTGCTTCTGCGTTGGGTGAGTTCGGCACTAACATCGCCAATATATTCGGTGCCAGCGATTCCGCTATAACAGGAATTACCGATGCTTTAGGGGGATTGGGCACTACAGCCGCCGGCGTCGGTCAAATTATGTCCGGTGACATTGTGGGTGGTGCCATGAGTGCTGTCAGTGGAATATCATCTGTTGTGTCTGCCCTTGACGGTCTGTTCGGTGCAGACTATTCCCATTATAACGAGATGGTAGAGCAATATAGCCTATTGAACGATATTTGGGATGAACTGATAGACAAAAAGTTGGAATACATCAACACATCTTACGGGGCTGAAGCTAATAAGGTAGGAGAGGAAGCCTTAGAATTGGCTGAAAAAAGTATTGAGAGTTACCGTATTCTTGGTAAAGAAAGACTGAACGCAGGTTCATCAGCTGGTTCCCACTCCATAGGTGTGCGAATTCGCAAGGGAATGTCCGAACAGGGATGGGAAGAAGCGCGCAAAGCTCTTAATGACGAACAGTGGTTTAAAGAAATCTCAACCGGAAGAATGGAAAGCCTGTTTGACCTTTCTACCGAACAATTGGAGAGACTTAAATCGGAAGCACCTACTTTTTGGGCTAAATTAGATGAGGATGTTAGAAATTACCTTGATAAAATTATCGATGGGGAAGAACGCATTGAGGAAATTCATAATCAGATAAACGAGCAGCTTACACAAACCACATTCGATGGTGTGTACAGTAACTTTATAGATACCTTAATGGATATGAAAGCATCGTCCAAAGATGCTGCCGAAGACATATCGGAATATTTCATGCGAGCTATGCTCTCCGAGCAGATAGGCACACTCTATCAGGACAAGCTAAAGAAGTGGTATGAGAAATTCGCAAAGGGTATGGAGGATGGCTCTTTGACGGAATCCGAAAGAAATGCGCTGAACGCTGAGTATATGGGTTACATTGAAGAAGCCATGAAACTGCGTGACGAGCTTGCTGCCGCAACCGGATATGATAAGATTTCGCAAGAATCCTATTCTCAATCTTCTTCATCAAGAGGCTTTCAGGTAATGAGTCAAGATACCGGCGAAGAGTTGAACGGGCGGTTTACAGCATTGCAGATTGCAGGAGAAGAGATAAAGTTTCAATCTATCATTCAATCTCAATCACTTAATCTACTAACAGTAAAAGCAGATGCTCTACTTTCCATAAATACGGAAACAAGAAATATTGCTGATGATACGCGGGATTTGATAGCGCAATCCTATCTTGAATTGGTACAGATTTCAGAAAATACAGGGGCAATCGTCAAACCTATTCAACAGATGCAAAGAGATATAGCAGAGGTTAAAAAGAATACAGCAAAATTATAGTTTATGAATGAATTATTAATTAATGGCGAAAACGCTTATACAACATGGGGTGTAAGAATGGGAGAGTGCTTTCTTGATGTACTTGGGGCATCATCACCCATGAAAGAATTTATAGAAAATAAGTCCCGGTTAGAACATGGAAAACGTGTGATAATCAATAATCCTAAAGTCGATGAAAGGGAAATAACTCTTTCGTTTGCTATCGAGGGTAGTTCTCGGTCCGATTATCAATCAAAGAAAAAAGCTTTCTTCGATGAGCTTTATAAAGGCAAGGTTGATATTCAAGTCCCGGCTAATAGTAGCGAGATTTATCATCTGATTTATCTCGGCAAAAGTATCACTTACGCACAGAGTTTAGACCGAACTTTTGGAAAAATTTCAGCCAAGTTCAACGAACCGAATCCGGCAAACAGAACCTAATTCACGACATTGGTTCTATTGTCGTGTATGTGAGTGCTCAAAATTGGGTACTCTTTTTTTTATCCCCGAACTTTGAAGACATGGAACAAATCGACATCAAAGACATATCCGGTGCTATCCAGCTTACAACTCTGATCAATGAAGGTTGCAAGCGTAAGTTCACTCTGATGAAGGAGGACCACATCATATTAAAGTTCTCCTTGGAGAGTCCCATATATTTCAAACTTGGTTCATACGTGGAGTGCGACTTCGGGCTGTTCGAGGTGTGCGACTTGCAGAAGCCCGCGTTCAACACCGATAACGCAGGCTACGACTATGAGTTGCAGCTTGACGCCCACTACTGGAAATGGAAAAACAAAATCTTTAAATATACCCCCGAAGTGTTCGGGCAGGAAGCGTCCTGGAATCTCACCGCTTCACTTGATGTTCAAGCCGGTATAGTCCTTAGAAATTTGAAAGCTCTTGGTTATGCGTATAAAGGTCAGGATTTTGTTTTCTCCATTGACAGCACTGTAGAGAATAAGGCGCTACTGATGACTTATGACAACATCAACATCCTTGACGCCTGTTTTGAGATGGCGAAGAAATGGGATTGCGAATGTTGGGTGACTGAAAACATCATCCATTTCGGACGTTGTGAGTCTGGCGATGCGGTTAACTTTGAAATCGGGGTGAACGTTGTAGAGATGTCACGTTCCGATTCCCAATCGACCTACGCCACCCGAATCTATGCATTCGGCTCAACAAAGAATATCCCATCTGACTACCGCCCCGTTGATGAGACTGTAGTACTGAACGGCGTTGTGCAAAAACGCTTAATGTTGCCCGAAGGAACTCCGTACATAGACGCTTATCCCGATATGACCACCGAGGAAGCCATTGAACAAGTGGTTATCTTCGATGATGTCTATCCCCGAAGGGTCGGCACGATGTCGGACATTACCACCAAGGAATACACTGACAAAGTAGAAAATGCCGACGGGACTACCACTGAAAAGAAGTGGAATGCCTACCGTTTCAAGGATACCGGCATTACCTTCTCAAAGGACTATATCCTTCCCGGTAATGAATTGAAAATCACTTTCCGATCCGGCAAGTTGAATGGTATGGAATTCGCTGTGACATTCGACCCTGAGGGAAAGCCGGAGAAACTGGAGAACGATGGCTGGAACCCTGAGGCACAGCTTTGGGAGATAGTCAGGAATGAGGACTACGGCAGACCGCTTCCGGATGGAGCGCTTATCCCCGAAAATGGTGATACTTACATCTTATCAGGCTGGAATCCCATGAAGATAACTGAAATGGGACTGGTAGCAGAAGCACAGTTGGAATTAAAGGACAAAGCCGATAAGTACGTTGCCAAGTCAAAGATAGACCCTTCTACATATAACTGTAAGATGATGTCGGATGTCGCATACAGTGAGGGCGGAGTGCACAATCTCTACGGCATCGGTCAGAAGGTTAACTTAATCAATAAGGCTTATTTTGACGGAAGGCAGTCAAGGGTTATTGGATACGAGTTTAATCTTGACTATCCTTATGATTCTCCGATTTATACAGTAGGGGAGACGGCAGCCTACTCGCGTATAGGGGACCTCGAAGGCAAGATAGAATCTCTTACCCTGAAAGGTCAGACTTATACAGGCGGTTGGGGTAGTGGGGTTTATCTGATTAAAAGAAATGATTCCACACCGGCTACCGACAATAATGCATTCTCGGCTTTGCGCTCGCTGAAAACTTTTCTTCGTAAAGATAAAGAAGATACCGTTAATGAGCTTATCACATTTTTGAAAGGTCTGCTTGTTGGCAAGAACGGTTCTGGTATTACTGTGCTTGAGAACGGTATGTCACAGTCTGTTGTTGATTATCTGTATGTCAAGGTCAAAGCCGTGTTTGACGAACTTGAGGTCAAGAAAAAGACGTATGTGGGTGGCGAGCAGGTGATTTCCCATGCAGGTATGAAATGCAACCGTGTAGAGGAATTGGATGATGTTTACCGCTGTTATTTTAAGGAAGAGGAAGATGGAATTGAGATAGAGAACCAGTTTACTCCTGGATCTCTTGCCGTTGCCCAGGAGTGCAATATCAAGACAGGCGTTTCTCATCATGTCGGCAACCGCTATTACTGGCGGTTGGTCACAGCGGTGGGTGAGAACTATATAGACTTGTCCAAGGCCGTGTGTGATCCTAATGTCGAGAACGATGTTCCGGTGGCAGGCGATGATATCGTGGGATTGGGTCATAAGACCGATATCACCCGACAGGCGGCGATAATTCTTTCTTCGGTGAACGAAGTTTCTCCGTCCATCATCATGTATCAGGGTATTAATGATTTTACCTTGACCGGGAAAGACGTCATTTCTTTTGATTTTGACAGGTCTACCGGTAAGGCCCGGATGAAGGTGTACGGAGATACATACATTGGTGATAAGGATCGGGGCACTTACATAGAATACACCCAGGACAAAGGTGTGGATATCAAAGGAGTCTTTCATATCGAAAAAGGAACTACAGGCTGGAAGAATGTCGAAGGTTTACCGGAAGAGATACAGGCAGCAGCAGATTTGGCACAAAAAGCTCAGGATGCAATAGACAATGCTGCTGTCGGCAGTGTCAATCTGTTGCGTAACTCCGGGTTTACGGGAGATTATGAAAGTGAGACATTGTCCTCTGATACTCAATTGTCTGCTGATACTGAATTGTATAGCAAGCAATTAAAGTATTGGACGGGTATGGCTACCGTATCTGCGGACAGTGAGGCTGTTTCCGGATATTCTGCTGCAATCGGTAGTTTGTCCCAATCTGTGTCATTGATTAAAGGAGAAAGTTATGTTATCAGTTATAAAGCAAAGGGTACGTCTGTGTCTGTTTCGTGCGGTTCTTTCAGTGTTTCTCAGCCTCTCACATCCTCTTATCAGAGATATATCCATAAGATTACCTTCAATGGCAGTGGTATATTTCTTATCAGTGGTACCGCAACCGTTTGTGACCTTCAATTAGAGCGTGGAACCATCGCCACAGACTGGAAACCGTCCATTCTTGATAATGACAAGGCAACAGCCGGTTTTCAGGCGATTAATTATATCGCCAGTGCTATTAAGGATGGATCTGTGGATATCCTTGGCGGTTTGATATTGGCCAACATGATCCAATTGGGTAATTACAAGGATGGCAAGATGCAGAAGGTTACTGCCGGAGTGAGCGGCATATACAATGATGATGATGATGTGGCGTTTTGGGCGGGTGGCAAACTTGAACAGGCTATTATGACCGTAATGAAGTTCCGTAACGACCCCAATTACCAGCCTACTGATGCGGAGTGGGCGAATATGGCAAATTTTGTTGCCACGCATGGCGGTGATGTATTTTTAAAAGGATATGTCTATGCATTAGGAGGCTTTTTCCGTGGAAGGGTTGAGACCTCTGTAGATGGGAAGCGAATTGTCATTGACCCGGAAAAGAATACGCTGGAAATGTACACGGCAGAAGGACACGCCACTTTGATTTTAAGATTTGACAAATCATCGGACGAATGGGAATATGGCGATCTCATCTTGCGGAAGTATGTCAATGATCAACTGGCACTCGAAACTACTGTATATCCGGAGCGTATCAGAATACAAAATCATGTTGAAAAAACGGATATCATGTTAAATCCCAACAACGTCTCGTTCTACGGCTCTAAGGGTGAGACATTATTGGTCGGGATGAAATCGGTATATAATGGGGTAAACGTGTCTAAGTATGTGGCGGATATAAGTTGCAGTCATTGGCCGGGTAAGGATGATGTCAGTACCGGACAAGTCTATGTGGATTATGAGACGGTGGAAGGTATTATAACTAATGGGATTTTAAAAGTAAAGAAATAATATGGAACTCAATACAGTCATTAAAACAGGTACCTGGTCTGATGCTGCCGACCGCATCAACAGTAATTTTAGCAAGACTTCCTCCGAAGTAGAAAAAATAAAATTAAGCAGCACCCGCAGCAAGGGGCTGTATCCTACTATCGAGGCATTGAAGGCTGCTATACCATCCCCGGTTGTAGGTGATTGGGCTGTAGTAGGTGATACCATACCGGGACCAATCTATCAATGCAAAACAAAAGGCACATGGAGTGCCACAGGCACGACAGGAGGAGGTGGAAGTATAGACCTGTCGGGATACTTAACAGCCGAGGAAATTGACGATGTGACATCAATATAATTTTTAATCTTAAGAAAAACATAAATAAATAATTACATAAGAACAACAACAGCCCAAGTTCTTGCGGAACTTAGGCTATAATAATAGAATTATATGGTTAAAATTCATAAACTTATCAAAGACGGTCAGACCATTTACCCGGCTACAACCACTGATGCGGTGGTACATCCAACTAGTCGTAAAAACCTTACGGAAGAACTTTCCAAATTAGAAAATTATAATGGGCTAGATTCCCCTCACTGGGGAGTTGCTGTTCAAGAAGAATTCAGTAAAGTTGGAATATTTCTCCTAAATGGAGAATTTAGCGGCAATAATCATTATAAAACAAAATTATATTCTCTTAAATCATTTAAAAAAGGAGTTGCTTCTATTCAAGAATATGGAAGTGGCTACTACTCTATTGGTATTTCAGATTCTAATTTTAAAATGATTAAGCCTATAATGAGGGTTAATTCTATGGATCCTAAAAACGTTCTATATAGTTTTATCTCTAATGATTCGGAATATTATCTTTTTACGACAAGTTGTATAAATATTGGAGGAAAAGAACCGGAGTTATATACTGAATCTTCAGGTGTAAATAAAATACAAGAAATAACAAAATCAATTGAATTAATTAAGTCATTAAATTCAAGTTTAATAGTTTCTAAAGAGACAAAACTAAGTTCAAAAAAATCTCTTGATGGATATTTTACAATGGATAATAAATTTCTAACCGGTCAATATACGACAGAGTTTTATCCATTAGAAGATTGTAATTATATTCTAAAAGGCATAGATTATGGTACAGCATTGATAACGTATGGGTATTCTAAAGCAATGAGTTCTTCTGTAGAAGATATATTACTAAAATTCCCAATGAATTCTCCAACGCAAGAACCTATAACATTTAGATTGAATAAAGATGATCATCCTAAGGATGCAAAATTTATTTTTGTAACAAAAAGAAAGAATTATGAAAAAGATCTTTTTAGGATATCAGACACCTACATAAGCGATATGTTATTTGAAGCTGATTTTACTAAAATGACAGAATCTATATCCTATGCTGGGTATATTCTCCATGAAGAGTGGCTCGAAAATAACTCTTATACAACTTTTTATTACCCATTAGACAAGTCTTTAGATTATAAAATTATAGGTGAAGAATATGGTTCTGGTATTCCGAGCTATGGTTTTGCAACAAATACTAATAAAGAAAAAGATAGTATAATTAAATTTATTAATATGAATGCCGGCTCTGGAATTGTACCTTTCGATGTCGTAATAAAGAAAGAAGATATTCCTTTAGAAGCCAATTATATTTTTGTGGTTTCAAGAAATAGTAATCCCAAATATCTGTATGAAGGACTGAAAAAATTTATTCCCGAATTAAATAAAGAAAAAATAAATTTATTAGAAAAAAAAACCGGTACTTTTAGAGCAAGAGTTATTGAATATACAGATAAAGTTGTCGGAAAAGAATATACTGACAACAATGTTAGTAGAACTTTTAAGCTGTTACAGGTTATAAGAAAGTATAATACTACGCATGATATAATGGTATGTCTTGGATTGAATGGCCCTAATGGAATGTTTGGTATTCGTGGATGGAGATTACTTTCCAATCAAAACAGAACATTGTCAAAATTTCCACAAGATACGTCATTTACAGAAATGAGTGAGACTATAGGGCCATGGAAAATAAAATCTGTAAGCAATGCAGTAGGAGATAGCGGTCAAGACTTTGTAGGAGGATTTCATGCTTTAATTAATCCCGATACAGATAGTAATTATCCATCCGCAAAAAATTTAGGATACATTTTTTATGCTGATAACAAGGAATTATCTGTGGGAGAAGAAGTTTTTTGTAATAGTATAACAGCAATTTCTTCTGTTAATATATGCTCAAGCAACACTTTTGACAAACAAACAAATACGGCAAGAGAAGTTCTTAATTATCAAGATACTTATCAAATGCAAGGAGATAAAATATATGTATTTGCCAAATTTAAAGCACTAGAAGATATTACCATAAATTTACATTATGGGCTTCAAACTGCTGTGTTTAATCCTATTATTGGCTATTTGACTGATAATGGAGTAATTGAAACAAATACAAGCATAGATTATACTAAAAAAGAAATTACACAAATACCTTATTTAGTTTATGCTAAAAAAAACGATGGAAACACTTTGTACTGCAAGATGTATGATCAAGGTGCTATGACTGGGGATAGAGCGAACGGTGTTAAAGCTTTCCAAATGAGTTATGGTGCAGGAAATACTAAAACTTATCACTATGTATATGGAAATGGTAAAATAGGAAACCTGAAAAAAGGTGATTCAAATTACTATACTGGATGGTTTTGTATTTCTGATAAAGATTTTGCAATTGTAGACTAAACTTCAAAAATCCCTGCATGCCTTCGCAGGCAGCAGGGAATAAAACTTATGCAAACCTCGCCAGGTCTGTTGGGTTATGAAAAACACATGCAAATATAGTATTATATTAAATAAGATACATTAAGTCTGATTTAAAATCGCATTTTATATTATGACTTATATGTTTTTTTAATGGGATGAGAAGCAACAATAGTATTCTTTTTCCCATCTTCTCCTATTACCGAATCGTATGTTCCTGTTTTTTATATATATTTTTTTATCATTGACGCCAATAAACATCCAATTCGTTCATACCCTGATTTTAATGGATGGATGTTAGCCGAGCTTGGGAAAAATTCATTCCAATTAGATGCTGACATATTCATATCCCCCCAAATATCTATCAAAGGTATATTATATAATCCGGATATATTTTTGAATTGTTTCAACGCTTTATTTTTCTTATCCTGCGTATCAGTATACCATCTTGACTCGTCATAAATGCCCTTCTCTGCATTATAGTAATCGTTGGCAGTTTTGGATATAGCCGGGAAATTGACGATAAATATATGTGCTTTGGGAAAATTTCGCAACAGTTCTTCAATAGATGATTTCCATGCGCTTGAAACGCTTGGTATAATCCATTTTTTAACATTCCCCCAATTAACATCTTCAATATCACTTCCTATGTACCAGTAGTAGATTTCCCAAGGAGCGTCTGATACAGTCTCAATACTGCAAGACATACCTGTCCCACCGGCATCAGTAAAATTCAAGATGGTCTCATAATCATTATTCCCATTGGTGAAATAAACACTGTTGCCATCACTTCCAGCAGTATCAAAGATACCCTTATACGAATACTCTACGATTCTATCAATTACATATTGTTTCGTTAATTCATCATTACCTTGCGGAATTACATGTATGTTATAGTCACTTTCTCCCGGCCCGGCCCAACCGGTTCTAATCCTAACATCACCCTCTTTTGTTGGCAATGTATTTATAATCAATTTCTTTCCATTTGATGTTTTTTTCAAACCTACTACTGCATTTAAAGAACGCTCATTTTTGGGTATATCGTTTAGATTCGATGTAGACAATTCATTGACAGAGTAGCTCTTATCCATTTTAAAGGATGGAGCTGCCACATCAAAATCAAATATTCCATCATTAACATTCTCCAATATGATTACAGATTTTTCACCTTTATCTTGAATATACCCTTTCTTAATCAAATTCAGTGTCCTAAAATAGGTTGTACCTATCCTACTCATATCTGATGATGTTCCTCCGATTGATAATGGAAAACTCGGATCTGCATTCTTATTTTGGTCAAACTTTATTCCCAAACGTTTTGCAACTTCGTTTTGCCAAACACCGCCGGCGAACAGGCTATCTCCAATTGTATATAATTCAAAATCAGAATACGGATTTCCCGAACCCGGCAAATCATCCACTAACATATCGCTGCTTATACTACGCGGGGGTATAACTTCGGGGTGAAATTGCCTATGAACTATACGTTCGGTTATAAACTTGTAATCACCTGTGGGATTATATACGATTTCACTATTGAGAGGATATCCAAGGTAAGATAATTCTGAGAAATTCACTATCGCATAGCTTTTCCCGTTCAGTCCAAATTTAATGAAAGCATTACTGCCTTGCTTATCTTCGGTTTGTATGGTGTCACCAAAAGGATTAGCGTAAGTTCCATCATTTTTTAGGTAAGCAATTCTGATTCTATTCCATCCCTTCTCCCCATATGCATAAAGAATTTGTTCGAGAGTAAACAGAGGCTTTTCGGGGTTTTTCGCATCTTTTGGAATATCTTCCGAATCAATATATACATCTTTTATGATATTTCCCCAATAGGGAATACTGAGAAATAGAGGATTTATTATTTTTTTGTAAGTATCTATGGAATTATCAGCTATTTTAGCAGTTGTAATGGCACCATCAGCTATCTTATCGGTAATTACCGGAAACGATGCGTTTAATTGGTAGTTTACGATTGCGGTAAACTTAGCTTCGGCACCAGGCTTATTATTCTTTATATATGCCCCAAATACTAATTCTGTATCAGTATCGAAGTCCTTGATTAAAGGAAGGATATATTCCTCCCCAATGTTAAATTGAGTCTTGTCAAAATAAGTTTTTCCATAATACGATAACATCTCATAAGTATTAGTAGCTTCTCCTTTTAATATGTCAACTCTGAATTTTAAGTAAGAACCGGATTTAAGGCTCAAATTAATACATCTTAAATCTATATTTCCTGCTTGCGAGGGAGTATTTTGTTTAAAAAATGACAAACTACCGTTTTCTTTTTTTAAGTCAAAAAGTTCTTCCGTAAGGTTTTTACGCGTAGTCGGATGTACCACCGCATCAGTGGTTGTAGCAGGGTAAATAGTCTGCCCGCCTTTGGTAAGTTTATGAATTTTAGCCATATAATTCTATATATTATAGCCTAAGTTCCGCAAGAACTTGAAAACAAATCTGAGAATGAATCAGATAGGGTTAATTAAAAAAACGGGTAGAATAAAAGATGTTTTTTAAAAGATTCTACTTGTTTTCTACTATATACCTGTTTTTGCTATTTTTTTAGAGAAAAGGTTTGAAACACAAATGTGATTTTTTATCTTTGCAGATGTATAAAACCAAGAGCTTGTAGCGGATTAATTTCCGTTACAGGCTCTTTTTTATTGTCATGTCCTGATAATGGATTTCGATGCTTTGGCAACGATGGCTCAATCTGTAGGAAAATCTTTGAAGTGTGTATTTATAATCAGATAAACAATAGACGGAATGGAATTAAATGACTGGTTGGCTATAATCGGGGCTTTCGGGGGATTGGAGGCTGTCCGCTGGGGTGTCACGTTTTGGGTAAACCGCAAGACGAACGCGCGGAAGGAGGATGCGTCCGCCGATTCAATGGAGGATGAGAACGAGCGTAAACAGGTTGATTGGCTGGAAGAACGTATCGCCCAGCGTGACGCCAAGATTGATGCGTTATACGTTGAACTTCGTAACGAACAGTCTGATAAGCTGACATGGATTCATAAGTGTCATGAGCTGGAACTACAATTGAAAGATGCCGAGCACAACCGTTGTGACAGGCCTGACAGCGAATGTGGCCGTCGTATTCCACCACGCAGAGCTACATTAATTAAAGATAAGGAGGAAAAGAAGAATGGCTGACGTAAGAAAACTTGCACCGTTTATCCTAAAGTGGGAAGGCGGTTTTGTAAATGACCCTGACGATTTGGGAGGGGCTACCAATATGGGTGTGACTATCGGAACCTATGAGGCATATTGCCGAAAGAAAGGATATTCCAAGCCTACAGTTGAAAGATTGAAAAATCTCACGAAAGAGGAATGGACGGAAATCTTGAAGACCATGTACTGGGACAGATGGAAGGCTGATTTGATACAGAATCAGTCTGTAGCAAATATTCTTGTGGACTGGGTGTGGGCATCCGGTGTTCATGGCATTAAGATTCCTCAACGCCTGCTTGGTGTTACGGAGGATGGCATTGTAGGTCCCAAGACCATTGCTTCGGTAAATGCCAAGAACCCGCGTGAGTTGTTCGACATGATTAAGATTGCCCGGTTCGACTTTATTGAGGATATATGTCGGAAACGCCCTGCGAACAACAAATTCAAGAGAGGGTGGATGAACCGTATAAATGATATCTCTTATGTTGGTTAGGGTTATGAACTTGGTAAGCCGGCATATATTGCCGGTTTCCTTTATGTGTTGTCTGTTCCTGCTGCTATCATGTGGCAGCTCGCATAAGGCTGTCAAATCCGACACAGAGATTATACTGAAGGATAGTACACGTGAATCGGTCAACATCGTACACGGTTCTACAACTTCTTTAAGAGAGTTGATAACCACTAATGGCAGCTATGTGATTGATTTCCGTATCTATGATACAGGAAAACCACCTGACCGCCTGACCGGGGAACCTCCGTTACTGGCTGACGGACATGTGGAAGGTGATTTCAGCAAGAATAAAAAGAAGGAAACTGCAACCGAAGACAGTACGGAGGTGAAAGCTGACAAGGAAACCACTTCCACCAAACATGAAGAAACCAAGACTGAAGGAGTAAAGGAGAAAAAAGAATCCACGCTGCTTAAACAAATAGGTTTTGCCTGTGTTTGTGTAACCGTTTTGCTTGTTGTCATGTTGGTGGTACGAAAACATTGGCGCAACAGATAAGCTTCATCATAAGACTTTAAATTTATAAATTGGACTGCTCTGGATCGTGATGAGTCTGGGAAATTTCTCGAAATACAATTTTTATCGAAATTTATATAGCAAAAAATACAATTTTCCAATAGAATTATATATATTTGCAGCAAGGATAAAAAAATTATTCTAAGATTATGAGAAGTGTTTTGATTATAAATAATAAAACTGATAAAATATGAGAATTGCAGCAGAAAAATTTAGTTTAGGAAAAAGAAGAATTATAAACTCTTCATCTGAATGTAAACATGATATGAGTAAAATACTTCCATTATTATTTCAATCGCATTCTGAGGCTGTTGAACTTTATAATACAGAAATTGTTCAAACTCCAGTTGAAGCAAGAAATAGATGCCTTGAAGCAAATCTTCTAAACTCTAAGATAATGCAATGCGTACAGAAACATTTTCCTAATGATTGGATATTAGGGAAATATAAGCGTTTTATTGTAAGAAAAGATGGTTATCTAATTTTATTTAAAAAACTAGATAAAAAAGATATGCCTATGAATATAAAAACTAAAAGTTCAATTGCAATTGAAAACCAATTGCAGAAATCTTTGTTTGATGACATGGGAGATGTTTTTGAGCCAGTTGTGTTTTTTGGATATAGAAAAGATCGTTTTGGAAATATACATTCTCCTAAGCTTGTTTACATTGATGAAGGAAAAGTTAGATTTGAAATAACAGAAAAAGAAATTGTAAATGCAACCATAAATCACGATCCTATATCCTTCCATCAATCAGAAAGCGCGTCTATACAAATAAAGAAAAATGCTCGTACGAGGTTGGAAGAAGCTGCTAATGAATAATATACAATCGTATATGAATCATTTTAATATGAAAAATATAAATTACAAACAAATAACATTTGCTCGTGAGTACAGGAAACTGAGTCAGAGTGAACTTTCATCTAAAATAAAAGGATTATCCCAATCCAATTTATCTAAATTTGAAAAAGGAATGGGTTTTCTTTCAGATGAAGTCTTAGAAAGAATAATAAAATATTTGAATTTCCCTGAAGACTTCTTTAAGCAAAGTATATGTAATACAGTCGAGAATGCACATTACAGACGCAAGGCTAGTGTTTTGAAATCTGAAAGGACTTATATTGATTTATCCAATAAATTAATTGGGTATTTAATAGACCAAATGAGTGATTCTTTAGTTTTTCCTGCTTTTAATTTCAAATTTATAGATTTAGAAGAAGGATATACTCCTGTGCTTGCCGCTCAATATATACGGCGTTTTTTAAAGTTGGATGACAGGCCCGTTTCAGATATTATTTCATTGTTAGAAAAAAATGGGATATTCATAGTAGAAATAGACGAAGATGTTGATGTTTTTGATGGTGTATCTTTTTTAACGGACAATGGCATACCTGTAATTATAATAAATAAAAATTTTAGCAATGATCATAAACGCTATACCATAGCACATGAGTTAGGGCATATAATAATGCACTCATCTAGAGAATTTATATTTAGTGAAAAAAGAGATAAAGAAAAAGAAGCTAACGAATTTGCAGGAGAATTTCTGATGCCTGCCGAAATTATAAAAAATAGTCTTCGTTATTTAAGATTGTCGTCTCTTCTTGAATTGAAACGATATTGGTTGACTTCCATGGCCTCCATAGTAAAACGTGCAAAAAATTTGGGAATGATAGGGGATGAAAAATATAAATATTTTAATATTGAATTAAGCAGAAAAGGATATAAGAAAGAGGAACCATTAAATGTGTATATTGATAAACCGACTCTATTTAAAGAAGCTTATAAAATCCATAGGCAGGATTTGCAATATTCAGATGAGGAATTAGCTCAATCATTTAAGCTACCGTTGGACATCATTAAAAGATTTTTTGTTTTCGATGACCGTATCATTAGCTTAAAATTGAATTATTAGTTATTTTCACTATCTTTACCCCTGTAGAAATTCTACCTCATTATAATAAAGTTCGCCCCAACTGTAACGGCTGGGGCTTTTTTATTTGTCATTTTGTAAGGGCGAACAAGTGGAGAGCTTTGCTAAAAGTGAAGAGCTCCGAAGAATAGTCCTCGTATTGTTTTAAATCTGATTAAAATTCCATTATCTTTGCAGCGGCATAGAATATCCTTCTTCACAAAGGATATAAAGTGTGCAATTCTTGTGTTATCCAAATTATATTTATGTATAATCTGCTGATAAACAGATGTATAAATCGTAAATTTATAGCTTATGGGGAAGTATGACAAACATACAGGAGGATTTACTTCCTGATAAAATAGATTAAGAACAAAATGGTATCTCAAGGTATTTATTCAATCATTTTATTGATTTTTTCGAATGTGTTCATGACTTTTGCATGGTATGGGCATTTAAAGATGAAACAGGAATTCAGTTGGTTTGCGGCACTTCCATTGATTGGCGTGATTGCTTTTAGTTGGGCGGTTGCTTTTTTTGAGTATAATAAAACGGAAAAACCCAACTGGAAATTTAACACTTTACGTTGATATATAATAATGTATAGTAGAATTAGAATAATATGAAAGCTCTCTACACGATTTTATTGCTTATAGTATCGAATGTCTTCATGACTTTTGCTTGGTATGGTCATTTGAAGATGAAACAGGAATATTCTTGGTTTGCAGCTCTTCCATTGATAGGGGTAATAGCCTTTAGTTGGTCAATTGCTTTTTTTGAGTATTCTTGTCAAATTCCAGCGAATCGCATTGGATATATTGGTAATGGAGGACCATTTTCATTGATGCAGTTGAAAGTTCTTCAAGAAGTAATAACTCTTATTATATTCACTGTCTTTACAACTGTATTCTTTAAAGGTGAAGCTTTGCACTGGAATCATATAGCTGCTTTTGTTTGCTTGATATTGGCTGTTTATTTTGTATTTATGAAATAGTTGTAGAAAAGAGCAGCATAAGAGTTCCCTTAAATGCTGCTCCGTATTTGAGTTAACCTAATGCTATTTGATGGAATTTATCTAAATGTTTAGCCCAATATTTCCCTTTGGTAGTAGGGATATTCAGTAAATGTCTCTAAAAAATAAGATGGCATATGAAGATGATAGGGCATGACCACTTCATATGCCA